GGATCGGCGGGCAGATTTTCTTTCTCTGCTTTTTTAATATCTTTTTTATTCTCTGGTAAATTTAGAATTTCTTCGAGTTTTTTCATATTATTACTTATCGCTTTTTGGCACTTCCGTAGAATAAATCTTGCTCATTGAGCACTCTAAAGCGTATGCCTTGTCCCTTGCACCAAGCGCTGGCCGCTGCCCATTTTGCTTGATTCTTAACATACTGTATTTGATTGTTGACATTCTTGCCCACTTTCTCTAACAGTGTTTGATTCTGAGGTTTTACTTCTATTAGCTCAGTTAGTATCTTTCCATTTTTATCTACGTATTGTATAAAGAAATCTGGAATGTAAACTGTGTTACGATTAGTAGTAGGATCTCTGTATGGAATCTGAACTGCTTCGCTGGCCCATTTCAGTATGCTTTCATTGGTATCGCAGAATCGCATAAATGCCCATTCCCAACTTGATCTATATGTAGGACTGCGATTTCCTACGTATTTTTCGGGGTGAGTAGGAACAAACTTCCCCCTAGCAAATCTACTCATGGACGTATGTTTCTAGATTCAAAATTGTTAGCACTATAAGGTATACTGTATCCTAGAGCACTGGTTGCTTCGCGTTTTGTGTTTAAAACTTCTGTGACTACTCTGCTTAATTGAACGTCGGTTAAGCCTTTGAGAGTATCAATTACTGCAAAAGGCTTAACGTTTTCAAATTTTGCTTGTGTAAGAATACTGATAGCTGTAGACTGTGCAGCGTCTTGGTCAAATCCTCTCTTTTGAAAGAATCCAACTACTGCATCTATCTCGTTAGAAGCAAAACTGATCTGTTTTAAAAAATAACTGTCAAAAAATGTTTTAACTGCTGTGCTAGAATCAACAGCAGTGGTCTGTGAACTAGGTAAACTACTCATTTAAGGTAACGTCCTTTGCTGGGCTTTGGTTGTTTCTGTTTGAGAATTTGCTGTCGGCACTACAATCTTATTAAGACCACCTGTTCTTGTTTGCACAATTTCGTTGGCTGCTTGATTTATGGTGCCAGTAATTGTAGAATTAATAATAGCCCTACCTTCAGTTTTTAATCCCTCAGATGTTAAATTTTTTGCATTTTGATATGTATTAACTGCTGTAATAGCAGTGGCTAAAAAGTCTAACGGTGTTTCGGTCCAACGTCCTGACGACACGCTTCCGAATACATCTGCTATTCCAGATAATACGCCACCTGGTCCTAGCAGTGTAGGAGTTCCGCCCCCTGCTACTGAGAGTGGGCTTGGAGTTCTGTCATAGTGACTTAATGCAAATCCTAGCGGATTACCTGGTGTTACTCGACCACTACCAAATTTTACTGCTTCGTAGTCAAAGGTCATAGTGCATTCTTGTGTCTGCCCTGAGTTATAATCAACCGTGTCAAACGCCCAAGTTTTTATCAATGGGTTTACTAATTCATAGCTGACAAATTCTTGTCGAGCCATTTGATATACAACAATACTGTCAAAAAATGGATAGGAACTGTCATTGTCTAGGCCATATCTATAAGGCGTTCCGCGCTTCATGGCACTTCTTTGATAACTGCCTGTTACGGTGGCTGTGCTAGGTGTTGCATAGTAATAACTATAATAGTTTTGCCATAATCTATTAATTGTGCTGTTGTTATCATCATGAAACTTGATGGTTACAGGCTGAAAACTTTGTTTAGTTTGAACGTGTTTGATTCTGTTATATTGATTAACTGCATCAGTTTGAATGGTAAAACTAGGCAGTGTTACGTTCTTAACTAATAAATTTATTTCGTTTTGATTTTGTAATATCAATGACGGAATTTTATAGGCTGCTGTATTAATCTTAAGACATACGTGAAATAAATGTTTATGCTTCGGTGCCAGTCGAAACGTATCATCAGAGAACGTTCTTGCAGCGTGTTGAAAATCACGCATCTGACCACCGGGATTAGTGATCCCTGATAAAAAGCCATTTAATTTATTTGCCATACAATTATTTATTCAAATAAAAAACCCAGTTTTACAAATAAAAAAAGGCTGAACGAATCAGCCTTTTTTATTTTACTAAAATATAGTTTACTATTAACCGCCAACACCAGTAGCGTTGGTTCCAACAGTTCTTGTAACTGCGGATCCAATACCAGCTTGTGCACCTTTCTGGTTAGCATTGTCGTATTTGATAGTCATCTGGATAGTCATTGCTTCGTTAGTGCCATAGTTCATTTCTTGGTAATTAACGTTTTCTAAGTAGCAACCATACAATTCCCACTCTTCAAGAACTGTTGGAGCATTAGCACCGTTACCACCGTCTAATACTTGTAGACGAGTCATAAACTTATAGTCAATACCTGCAGCAGCACTTGACATTTCAAAAAAGTCAAATTGCTTTTGCACTTGTTGACCAATTAGTTTAGAAACTTGGCCTGTGGCATCGTCACGCAATACTGTCTGCACAGTTTGCCATGCATGGCGACCAGCAACATAAATTCTTGAGTTATATGTTGGAAGTTCAATGGCTTCAAACTGCACTGTAGGTCTAGGGAAAGATACTACTTGTTTTGTAAGTTCGGTAGTAGGGGTTCCCTTAGCACCGAAGTTTTCGAATGTTACACGAAATCTGTATTTTAGTTTTGGATGCAACATGCCCTGTGGTTGCGAACCATCTAAGGGCACTGTGAATCTAGATAATGTTGCTGATGACATTTATGTTCTCCGTCGTAGTATTTATCAATTAACCTAGAGCTGCAATTTCACCAGTATTCTTAATTCTCAATGGAATGTAAATAAACTCCACTGCTTTAACTGGTTCAATAGCAATATCTACGTGTAATTCATTACGATCAATTCTAGCAGGTGTGTTGTTAGATTCATCACATACCACTAAGAAGTCGTATAAAGCACGTTGTCCTACTAACTCTAACATTAGACTTTCGCAAGCATTCTTGATCTCGTCTCTTGTTATCTTATCATTAGGCTCAAACAAGTATGGTTTAGCTAATTGATTTAACTGTCTACGTAAGTATACAATTAAACGTGCTACGTTGATTCTGTCTAATGCACTGGCATTTCTAGCACGGGTATATTGACCGTATGCTACTAGTCCAGAACCTGACAAGAATGTAATTGGGTTAGTTTTAACACTAGCCATTGTATCGCGCTGACCTTCGTTTAGAGCAACTGTCTTGAACTCGCCTTCGCCGTCAACATAACCAACTGCTGTTGCGTTAGTGATGCCACCACGACGTGTTCCTGCTGGAGCAAACCATGGATAAGCAACTTGATCATTCAAGCTAAAGGTGCGTAGCATCATGTGGCTTGGAGGAACAACAATGTTGTTACCTGCGTTATCACTTGAGAAGCCCCATGGATAGTAAATGCCTAGATATTCGTCAAAGCTAACTAAACCTGTGTCGTCGTCTTGGACTGCGCCTTCGGCGTTGTTACCCCAATTGCTGATGCTAGTAGCACCATTAGGTAATCTTGCAGGGCTGTCACCGATAACAAATGCTGTCAATGCACGATCATAGTTCAATGAAATTAGTTCACCAATTAGCTCAGGATATCCTGGGCAAGCTAACAAGTTAAACACACGACCGTCAGTGTCTCTGATGTCAATGTTGCTGTTTACTGTAGCTTGTAGTGCTTGAACAACCACAGCACGTTGAGACTTACGTCCAAATGTTCCAGCGCCGTTTGCTTGATTTGCGCTTTCTGTAACCCAACGATGTGGGTAGTAGTTGGCCATGGACTCGCTTGTCTTAACTCCACTCAAACTAGCTCTTTCATTACGAGCAGTTGGGTCAATGTAGTTACGAACAAATTTCTTAACGTTGAAACCGCTTCTGCGTAGATTCCATAACAACATACCTTTTGGATACAATGCTGGATCTGGACAATCTGGATCAACATAATCGCTGGCTAACAAGTCAACAATAGTGCCCATTTCGTCGCTGTTTGCACCTGCTGTATTGTAACGTGCATCTGCAAATAGCACACCTTCTTCAGAGCTTTGATCTGTTTTGTCAACTAGTTCCCAACGTTTTTCAACTGGCAATGATGTTAAATTTGCATTGAACTTGTAGATTGTTGGGAAGTTTTCAGTGTCGCTGGTATCAATCCATAGATCGCCGGTTACTAACGCTGTATCATCACTTTGTAATACAGGAGCAGCGGCAGCAACAATAGGACCAGCTGGATCTGTTCCAGTGTAGTCTCCATAATTTGCATAACCAACCCAGTTGTCGCCGTCATTAATCAAGATATCAATTTCGTCAACAACAGAGCTATACCATAATTGTCCGTCGTTGGCTAGTGCAACTACTGGGTCAGCACTAGCTTCATAAGACAATGCTTTCCATAATGAAGCAACATAGTTGTATGTTGTTCCAGTTCCGGCAACATATAAGTTACCGGTAGTTGCTACGCCACTTGTTGCAAAAATATTGTTAAATGGTGTATTCAATGCTTCGGTGATATAGATATCACCGCCAGTGGCATGAGTAATTATTAATCTGTTTTGAGCATCAACACTGGCACTAACGTTGGTCATGCCAGCTGAGTTAATAGCACCAGCTATTGTGTCAGCGTCATCTACTGAACCTGCACTAGTAAACTGAATCAAATAGTCGCTGCTAACAGCATCGTCACCAGTAACACTTTCTGCTAATTTGAAAGAGTAGTTGTTTGCTGGGAAACTTGATGCGCCAATTGCAGCACTGGTAATAGTAGTAGCACCTGTGGCGTTTCTTCTATAAATTTTAAAAGTAGCGACTCTAGGTGTTAAATCTAAACCATAATCTTCTTCAATGTTGAATTTTGCGTATAGTGCGCCTGTGGCAAGATTTGCGCCACCGCCTGTAGAATCTAAACCATTCAATGCCGCTGCACCGGTAGCATATAATGGGGTTGCTACTTCTTCCCAG